GTGATCGCGACCGTGTTTGCCGCGCTGCTACTGACTGCCGTTGCGGACTGGTATCCTGTAGGCATTGCTGAGGGCATTTTTCTGCCGGTTGCTACAAGCGTTCCGGAGTTGTTTGTGTACTCATCAGCTAAAGTAACGTCAGCATCGCTGGTTACCCAGCACTTACCGCCATTCAGGATATTACCCGCATCGGCATCAGCCTGAGCTGCAGCAAGAGAGGGAAACTCGCGAACGGTTCCTGTGATAGCGGCTGTACCCGGCTGCTTAGCCTGCAACACCGCGACACCGCCTTTGTTTTGGTACTGCCATGCTGCCGAAAGAGCATCAGGACCCTGCGCAACCCAGAACGACTGTCCGTCAGTTGTCGCTGCCAAGCCAGCAATAGTGCCGTCCGGATCGCTTGCGGTTTTGTAGAACGTGAATTTGTTGCGGGCGTAGTCTGATGCACCAGAAGCCGCCTCTACCGCCTCATCTCTTGCCGATTTCGCCTCAGTCGCAGCCTGCTGAGCATTGACCTCTGACGTCTCCGCACTCTGCTTAGATAGCAGGGCTGAATCGGCGGCGTCCTTCGCATCCTGAGATGCCGTACTGGTGTCCTCATATCCCTGCTGAGCTTCAAGCAGATATTGTTTTGCTTCTGCGGCGCTAACCGCTGCACTGGCCGCAAACTGCGCAGCTTGTTGGGTATCAGTAATTGCCATCTTTTATTCTCATGAATATTCGTAAATAACTACAATCCCAGACTTGCCGCGGGCACCATTTACTGCCGGAGATGAAGGTCGTTGCGATGAACCTGATGCGCCTGAGCCGTATGCCTGACCGTCTACTGCCGGGTCGCCAAATGACGGAACCCAGCCACCACCGCCATAGAAGCTGCTGGCACCAGGAGAGCCGAGAAATGACTGGGTTGCGTTCGCGTATGCGGGGATAGAAGGTGCGCCCGGTGAGCCGATGATGTTCGCCCCTGTCGGGCCGTTTGATGCAACGTTACCCTGGGGTGGGAATGGTGGATTAGCTGGTCCGGCAGAATAACCTCGCGTCCCGCCCGGGGCTGACATAAGAGAGCCAAAGGCACTTGCCACTCCTGCAGAACCCATTGGCGTGCCGACGACGCCGCCCTGCCCGCCAGTACCAACCGAAACCCAAACACTGGTGAAGTTGACCAGAAAGCGGCCTTTTGCATAAGCGCCCGCGCCGCCCCCGGAAACAATCGACACCTGCCCTGCCCCAGTGGCGGGAGCCATGTCACTACCGCCGCCGCCACCAACCATTTCAACGACAACAGATTTTGTGCCGGGGGTTGGCGTATAGTTGCCGGATGAAAAAAACGTCTGCACATTCAGTAGTCGTCCGGATGAATAATTAATCCAGCCGACACCACCTGCGTCAGGGTTAGTCAGGTTGTTTTCGACAATGCTCTGCCAGAATCCATCGCGGGATGAATTGATAAGAACAGCGCCCTTTGGGTATCCACCAATCGCCGCAGAAAAATCCGCGTCATACGGATACGAGCCGCCCGCCTGAGCCCACTGATGGCGCTTAAAGGAGTCATTGAAGATGCCGTTGAAATCCTCCCCTCTCGGCGGTTTACCGCCTGCAGCCAGAGGGATTCGAGTCAGGGGTGGGAATCCTGAGTCCATAGTTGCCAGTCCATCCGCGAGCGTCTCAGTGGTTGAATTGACGGGGATGGTATTTTTGTCGCCATTAGCAGAAAACACGACCGCCAGGCGTGACGGCATTGCTGAACTGTTCAATTCAGACCTCCTGAACAATATTAACTTTTACTCCGGGTGGAGACGGGAGTGCGCCGGAACTCTGGACAATGGCTAACTCTGATTCGGAAAGTGCAAACTCGAAGACGTAGCTCATGACGTGAGGGCCTTCATCGCGCACGTAAGCGCGACCACTTGAGCCAAACAGATACATCAGCATGCGGTTCATTACAGGCACTGTGCAGTCGCTAATGTTCGCCATTGCTTTGCACATAATCAGCTTGCGATAGGCGTCATTTGTCAGAACTACGGTATTTGTGTCCTGCACGCCGGTATAGAACGGGGCCTGATTAAAAGGCTGCGGGTCGGTTAGCTCTGCAGGTGTGCTGGTTGCCTCACCGAATCCGAAAAATTTCTCTGACGGGGTAACGGTTAACAGCCGGCTGACATCAACAATCTTCCCCCAGCACATCAGTCCGTAGTCTTCACAAGTCTCGATGTTGAAAACGAGGTCATAGAAGGTGTTTATCCACTTCTCCGGGGCGACGGAATCATTGAATGTGTCGATGAGGGCGCGAAGCTTTTGGGCGTTGACGTACTGAGCGTAAATAGTCCAGTCAACATTAATCATTGACCGCCTCCGTGAGGATGTTCGACGCATCAAGAGTCGGCTCCTGGTCAATGCCGATCGTCAGTGCGCTGGACCAGGTGGTGCCATCAAGGGAAATCTGCACAGACAGTACGTTCATGTTCTGCGTATCAATCGACTGAATGGGCCCGATATACCGGCTGCCGTAGATGCGAGCGCCACAACGAGCTCGGGTGCCACCATCAGAGCCAGTAAACGCATTCAGAACGGCTGTTTTAATCTGCGCGTTGATATCCGACGGAAGACCGTCGTTCTGTTCATACTCGACTTTGATATGAACGTTAACCGCGTTCAGGGACTGCCATTTGTAGCCGTAGCGCGGATAAGGCGGGTCGTAGTTTTCGGTGTCGTAAACGCTCGCCGTGGTGTTGCCGTTCATAACGGTGCCGGGCGGCAGCTTTTTGTTGATGGCTGCGGCTATATCAGCAGAAGCGCCACCGTACACGCCGATATAAATAGAGCTCGCCAGCAGCGTGTAATTCGTAGAGCCCTCGGTGACAGAATTGGGTTCTTTGTTGTCGATGACGTAAGCGTCAAGGACGCCTTCAACTTCCAGGATGGCAGCCCTTACGGCTGCAGCGGTGTTGAACGCATTACGCGCAACGGACTGGCGGCGGCGATACTCGAACGCAGAGCGCCCCTCAACGTCCGTACCAGGCACCCCTGCCGTTTCATTGGTGATACTCGACCAGCCGCTTACCGCGACGTAGATATTCGTCAGCGAGCCAATCGGGCAGGCTATCGCGCCGGTAGTCAGGTTCTGGAACTCAATCTTTACCGTGCCATCTGCGCCGATTGTGCCAGCCGCCAGAGACACATACATGTAGCCGTTATCATCAGTGGCGTATGACTGCGCCGGGATAACTGTCCCGACCGCACCTGAGCATGTCGCCGTAACCACTGTGCCAGCCGCGGCGATGCGATCGATAAAGTAGATGCGTCCGATGCCGTCCTGAAAGCGACCGGATGCAAAATCCGGATTCATGTTGTTGACGATAGCCAGGAGCTGATCGTTCTTATCTGCGATGATGGCTGTATCAGTGACAGCCAGTTGCCCTTGCGGGGTTTTGAGGTTAGTGCTCAGAGCGGTGCCGAATGCAGAGCCCATGTCTGCCTGGCGTCCGGCGAGGATGTCGCCCTCATCGGGGATATCCAGCCCAGTTAATGAGAATGTGACAGCGGGAACCGCTGTTGAAACTGTCGTCATTTTTCCCTCACAGGGCGATTTTTGAAATGAGTCCGTTGGTGTCGACTATGGTGATAACGCCAGTGGCGCGTCGTGTGTCGCGGTCGTTAACCAGAGTGGCTTCAGCCTGGGCGATGTAGTTCATCCTGAGCGCCTCAGTCTGAAGCGCTGCCGCCATAGCTCCAGTGCTGGCCTTGACGTTCAGCAGCTCTTTGTAATTAACGCCGGTGTCCTTCTCGTAAATGCACTCACCACGAATAGCCAGACATGCGGTCGCTACGTCCTGAGCGCAGGCGTAGGGGTTATCTACGGTGGCGATGTTTCCAAGCTCGTCGACAGTGAGGTCCCAGGTGTCGACATCCAGAAGTAATGAGGTCGTTTTCATGAATTGCGCCCATAAAAAAACCCCGCCGAAGCGAGGTTTGTGATTCTCTGTTTACAGAAAGAAAAAACCCACCTAATGGTGGGTTCTTTTCAGCTCTTTAGTGCACCGAATAGTATTGCCGCCACCACGATCCCACCTATAAGCATAAGAACCCTCTCCCACGCTATCTGAGTGCCGGTATATTTAGGTTTTGGCTCATCCATGGGCATTATCTCACTACCACAATGCTTACACTTTGTAGCCTGGTATTTAACAGGCTCTGCGCAGTATGGGCAATCCCTCATGGGGCTCGAGGTATCGGTAGCTACAGCACCAGAGGAATTAAGCGAGGGGACGAAAAGAACGTGAATAATTGCGACGATGAAAAGCAAGAAACCATAGAGCCACCAACCACCGAAAGAACGCCCCTTACTTTGCGCAATGAACGCAGGTATTAATCCTAGCAATGCTGCAATAACCAAGAACGACATTTTTATTCCCTCTATGCCGCCCCCAGAGGATTTGTGCGGCTTCCTCCCGATTCTACCCCGCCGTGGTCATGTCCATCAACGACTGAACCGTCGACTAACTGAAGTTTGCCGTTAGCCAGAATTTTCAGTCCGTTGATGTTAACGTCGCCAGGGCTTTTGATGGTTATGCCGCTGCCGGTGAACTCAGCGAACTCAGTTGGTTCACCGTTCAGGCTGGCGATCGCTGTGATGTAAACCGCATCAGAGTAGGAATGGCGGCGCTGAGTTGGCGCTGGGCCGCCGCGCTTTGACTTTCTTACGTTGGTTGTGTCTTTGTCACAAATGACGATCAGACCGATGTCGCCAGCCCTTGGTGTCATTTTAACAGCGCTATTACCAGCCTGAAGGCGCAGAAAAGGGATTTGGTATATTTCATTGTTTGAAATTGAACCGCCAGCCACGTTCACGTCATTCACAAGCGGAAGGATCGTTAAAGTGTCACCTTCAACAGCCTTTACCAGGACTATATCGATAAAAGCCAGACCGCTTAAGATGGAGCCTATAATTGACACCACTGCATTTCCTTGGCATGAGACGCTTTCAGGACTCTGATTGGTCAGCATTTCCCTCTCCTTTAATTAGATATCCCGGCGCAGCTACCACAAACGTTTCCCACAAGCCGCCTGGTATTTTGCACGAAAGATAATGCGTTGTTCCGGCCTGTACAATCCACTCACCGCTCGCGTGTGGAAGCATGGTTTCAAGGATGATCTTGGTGTTCAGTTTTATCGCCGGGGAATAGATGCAACGAAAGTTTATTCCCATGTCATAGAAAATTGGGTATCCAATTAGCCCATGTTCTGGAGAAATTAATGGAACCACTGAATCTGAAGGTTTTTTACCGGTATAGATTGTTACCGTGCCAAAATCGATATTTGCCGTGATTTTATGAGCAGAAGCGATCTCAAGTATCTGCTTTATGGCATTGCCCTTATAGACAGGATTGGACTCAATGCTTTTAACGTCAACATTGATAAATTTAAGTCCGACCTTGAAGGCAAGTGCACGAATCATGTCGGCAACTGCGACATCTCCACGAATCGATGTCGGTTCGCATGGAATGAGTCGCTCTTTACCAGCAGCGGCAGCCGTTATCTCTATGGGCGCGTCTGGCATCTGATTTAGATTTATTCGAGCAGATGTTATCGTTCCAGAGAAAACGCGGTCATCATCAGCATAAACCCGAATTGAGTTTTGTTCGGAAGCAATAATTTTTTGTGCGTTGGTGGTCAGTTTAGCCATATTATCGAGTGACAACCCCCACAGGCTTAGCTCAAGCATTGTTCCTGTAGCGCCACCAAAGGCAGATATTGCCGCTTCACACTTGAACCCCTTAACCGTTAGCGTATTACCAATCCCGCCGTCAAAAGTGCCGTTAGCCAGGGTGAAGGAGACTGTTAAATCCCTCTGCTTATAGGTCATCTCCCCACCTCATCACTCGTTGCGTAATACAGCTTAAAGCGCGTCCCGATGCCGTCATAGGTCGGGTCAACGTCACCTTTCGTGTCCACAAAAATCAAATCACCTTTAAAGCCAAGGTATGCATACCGCACAATGAAGGTGCAATTCAGGCAGAGGACGCCCTGAGCGATAGCCTTATCATTGATGTACACATCCGCATAAAATCCGGTTGATCGCTGATGTAATTTTATTGCGCAACTCTGGCCGCCAAGCGTTACGTACACCTTCTGTGAAAGTGACGGTGAGAGGCTAATTTCCTGCATGTCACATCACCTTTTCCAGAAAGTCAGACACAGTGCTCTTTATCTGCTTCGATACCGCCGTAGATGAGCTATCCCACACCTTAGAAACTGAATCTGCCGCAGAATTGACGTTTGATACGATTGCGGCACCCGTCGTCTGAAGAGCGCTAGATAGCGAGGTATCGGCGCTGGACCATGCGTTCTTCACATCGCTAAGCGAGACATCCTTTGTTGACCCGGTGACCACCTGCGTTGATGCGGCAGTTCCGTTGTTTGTTTTAGCGTTGTTGGTTGGCGGACCTTCGATTACGGCGTTGGATAGCATCACCTCGCCGGTATTCATGATTTCCTCAAAGGTGCAGTTCGCCATGAGAAGCGTCTGCCCTCGATAGGAACCGACAAAATAATCAAAGTGCGTCAAATCGTAGCCGTAATAAACCGTGTCGGGCGTCTCAATGTCATACGTGCTCGCCGTGTTTTTCATCTCATCCAGTTTTTGAATGAAATTACTACGGCTGAGCAGTGAGAAGTTGGTTAAATTCGGAAGCGCACCGGTATAGGCAGTCCAGCCCTCAAGAGCAAAAATAACTCTCAATTCTGAGGGTTGGCGCACTTTGTTATAAGAGGAATATTGTCCTTTTTCTACCGGCCCTTTCGTCACCACTGCATCACCGTAGCGGTCAACGCTAACCCAGCCGGAAGGAGAGAAAACCTCCTGACCGGCTGCGGCAGTTAGCAACGACTCATCTACCGTGTTGTAGGTGATTTTATACGTCGGAGACAATGCGCTGTTCAGCACAGATAACAGGCTTCCTCCCTGAATGGCGGAAAGCACTGTCGAGACATTCAGAGAAAACGACATGAGTTATTGTCCTGAGTAGCCAGCCAAAAGCATCACGCGGTTGTCGCCGTGCTTTTTGATGTCGCTGGTAAGCTGTTCCACGTTTTGGGCCTGTGTGGTGATTTTGGTGCCGAAGAATTGATACTTCGCACCTGATTGCCCAGGCATTGCCCGGTCAACCGCCATACCTGCGCCGGGGCGCATTCCGCCCATGACTTTAGGGATGTACTTCCGGGTCTCATCCGGCATGTTATCCATGCCTTTCTTCTGGACGTTTCCAAGCCCCCAGTTATAGGAAGCAAGAGTTTTCTCCAGATCGCCACCGGTAGCATCCAGTAGATAGCGAAGGTATCTTGCAGCGGCATCAGCTGACTTGTGCGGGTCATAAACGTCCATCCCCTTCAAACCCAAATCTCTGGCCGTTCCATCCATAAACTGGAATGGGCCTTTTGCTCCCTTGGGTGATTCGGCGTATGGGTCGCCACCGGATTCAGTAGCAGCCACTGAAGACAGCAGTCCGGATGGAAGCCCATACTTTCCTTCAAGTGCGCCAAACTCGCCAGTCATGGCCTGCAGGAATGCCCTTCCCTTCTCTCCCAGCTTGGCAGCCTGAGCATTAAGTGGGACATTCGGCTGGTATCCTCCGACATTTGGCTCCATAGAAGAAGCACCTGCGGGAGTAACAATGGCGTCCGCTATTTTTGACAAGAGACTCTTTGTCGCTTCCCAGTATGAGCGCTCATCCTGCTGCTGGCGGCGCTGGTCAGGAGATTGCTGAAAGCTAACAGAGTCCAGCATTTTTTGAGTAGCTAACTGTTGGGGGCTTAAAACTGGCGCGTTAGGGTCTGGCTTGAAATCAAGGGTTCCACCATTTTTTTTCAGCGACTGCTCTGCCGCTTTTGTCACGCCTGGAAGCGCATCTTTCCCTGTCGGTTTTCCATCCTCCGTTCCGTACCATGCTTTCTTGAACTCATCGGCAGCCTTGGAGAAGTTCCCGTTATTCAGATCATTTAAAGCATTGCCCAGGTGGCTCATGACTCTTCCGAGCATGGAAAAGTTATCCTTCAGGTCTTTTAGGTCAGCTGATAAAGTCCAGCTACCCAAATCAATTCCCGTAATATCGTTGATATCTTTCTTCAGTTCCTTAAAAAAAGACGACGATTTAACATTCCCTGATGACCACTCAATCAGCACTCCGTTGAGGTCCCTGATTGTCGGTATCAGTCCAACGAAGATCTGGTTTTTTACGGTATCAATATTCTGCCCAAGCTCAGCCCAAACAGCCGTGAACTCCTTGGCCCCCTTAGTGGATGCGTCAGTAATTCCAGAGCTTTTAGTCAGGCGATCCACATCAGGGAGAAACTTACCTTCCTGGTTGCGTTGTAATGTGGCGTCATCAAATCCGAGGCTTAGTCCAACCTGACGGCGTAGATTTGGATCGCTTATTTTCCGCAGAGCTTCGAGCGATGTGCGAGCCAGAGAATCGGCATCCTGCCCCCATACATCAAAATTCTGCCCGGTAAGCGCATTTAATTGAGCCAGCCCACCAAAAATAGAGCTGCTGTAGTCACCTACTCTTGCACCCTGTATTGCCCCCTGAAAACCCTGAAGAGAGGCGCTTATTTTCTCAGCAGAGCTTCCTGCTGCTTCCGCTGACTTTGACCATCCGTCAAGTTCACGTGCAGATAGCCCTAGCGCTTTCGACTGGATTGATAAATCCATCAACCCTGAAGTCGTGCCTTTGATAAAGCTCGTTAGGCCACCCGCTGTGACGGTAACACCCGCCAAAGCCAGAAGTTCAGCTTTGATGCTGCTGAAAAACGATGCGGCTCGCTTTCCTTGCTCCTCCATGTACTTTGCCGTTTTCCCGGCATCGTCACGCTGCTTCTTCAGGTCATCACTGACTTCTTTCTGCCCTTTGCGGAAGTTAGAAGCATCAAGCCCCAGCGTAACCAGGAGGGCGTCAATTACCGTTGCTGCCATCAGGATTCTCCGCTATGGCTCTGTTGGTGTTATCCACGGTCATTATTTCAATCAGCCACCACATGTCCTGAACGCTGTATACTGTGTCCAGTTCGTGGAGTGTCGCCATCTTCCCGGAGATTACCGCGGCGATACTGCGCGGAACGTTCACGTACTGCACAAATCCGCGAGAGGAATCATCCGGTGCCGACAGGGGTATTTCTAATTTGCGGTGGCTGCTACAAAAGCAATGTGGAGCTTAAAGGCTTCGACTTTCAGGCGGGACCAGGTGCTGATTTCCTCAATCTGACCGTCATCGACCAGCGGGGTTTCAATGCCGTTGCCTCCGACGAATTTCACGCAGCCCAGCAATTCATCCAGCAGAGGCTTGGACTGTGCAAACGGCACTTTTGCCAGCGAGGTAATACCCCAGTGAGCAAGTCCAGCCATACCGCTTGCCATCACGCTCTCGTACAACTCGCGGGCTTCTTCGTTTTCAGCAGAAGGAGCAGGAGCTACGGCAGCGCCAATGGCTGCCATCATATTGTCTGGGACTGTTACGCCAGCACCAATCACAGCACACGCCAGACGGATAGCCCACTCTTCAGCTTTTCGAGCTGGCATTTCGGTGATTTTGAACTGCTTACCCTTGTCACGGTTATCTGCTTCAACCGTAAATACGATGCTTTTACGCGCCATTTTGATTTCCTGAATTGATTATCTGGCAACAAAAAGCCCACCGAAGTGGGCTATTCCAAAATTATGCGATGCCTGGCAAATACAACTGCACTTCATCAGCTGCACGATCGCGTGCTGCGTGGAGCAATTTTTTACGTCCGCCAACACCCCACCTCGCCATCTGGCTGGCACACTGGCTAATCGCCTTGGTTTCGGTGTTGATGATATGGTCGATTTTGTTCAGGCGGGACATGGCACCGATCCCCATACGGACGACGGTTCGAAATACCTCGTACACCTCTATTTCGAACTCCGGCTTAATCCATGCTGCATAGCGTATGGCAAGCAGTTCAACTCCCCACACACCAGGCTCATCACCACCTTTAACGACCTTAAGTTGTTGAATTTGTTCCAAAGCACTTTTTTGGGCTTTGGCCTGCAATGCTCTGATGAATCTTTTAATCTGAGCACTGCGGAGAAATTTACTGGGCCTCTGGGACTCAGTTGCCTCTCCGTTGGACACGGCGGCTGCATGGAGATCATTGAGGCTGTAGCGACCTTCGTCGTCAACACGAACGGAAATGCCGTTTACTGATACAGTTGGGTATTGCATGGTGATTACCTTTCAAAAAAGAGACCCCTGTCTCACCAGAACGGCCATGCCCGAGCGCACCATGCTACGATGGCGTTCTCAGGGGTCGCTTTTGTGAATGGTCTCAGGACTGGAATGCGCGGTGAGTGCGCGGTGAAATTCGGGCGTCAAAAAGCCCGGATTAACCGGGCTGATTGCTTATGCTGAGTAGTTAGTGGGAGTGACGGTTTCCCACTGAATGAGGCCAGTCACCGGCTGAAGCACACGACCAGCAGATGGCATGCGGCGAGCACGCTGCAGGATTCCGTTGGTCATAACGTACTTTTTACCCAGAGATGGCAGGATGACCGTTCCGTTAACGCGCAGGACGGATTTAGCCGTCATCTGCGTGTTCTGCCATGTGTCGATGTAGCTGATTGACGGAGAAGAAGCTGCAAGGTGGAATGTCCATGGCAAGTCGCCATACACAAACCCACCCATCAGTTTACCGTCGGCCGTACGCTGATACTCCGCCATGTCGGTGTCGCCCATGTCGAAGATGTTCTGCGCTTCGAACTGTTCCAGGTTAAAGCCGGAGGGAAAGATCTCAGCAACGACCAGAGTAATAACCGCATCAGCCGAAGTGATGTTCTGATTGGACATTTACTGCACCTCCACGCTGTTAACGGTAATGCCCTGAATAATGCCGCCGTCGGTGTACCAGAAGTAAACCGCGGGCTTAGTACGCTGAGAGCGCATCGCGGCTGTGAACGGGCCGATGTAGATGTAGTAACCATCCGACATGAGAGCATCCGACACATCTACGCCTGTGATAGCGCGAATCTGGTCAAGCTGCGACTGGTCAAGGTTGGTGCCAGCGGTCAGGCCGCCCCACGCCCTGAACTGCTCAATCGGCGGCTTCATGCACGACTCAATACGAGCCTTGCCAGCGGTAGCGTAAGGGAGATTGCTCGCCTGCTGGAACAACGCGACGAGGGCCGCCTGCAGCTGAGCGTTAATCCACACCTGTCCCGCCCACGCATCCAGCCATGCGAAGTCACCCGTGATGGTGCCGGGGGTCCACTGGTTGGTTTCTACTGCATTAGCGGCGTACTTGCCGTAGAAGTTGTATCCGTTGGCTTTAGCGGCTTCATAGTCTGCGTCATTGCTGACCATCGGCAGTAAGCCGGATACCTGCCGGCCATTCAACGAACAGCGCCCGTTAGCCTGATTGAAGTTCAGTGCGGCTACGAATCCCATCGCGTTTGCTGCGTGGTTCGGATATCCGTATACCGGGCTGGTATCGTTGTATGCGTAGGTGTTGATGATGTCGTACACCAAAGGGTTAGTACTGCCCGCTACAACAGCGGTACCGGATGCATCCCACGGAACATAGGCAAAGCGGTGATTCTGGTTATTAGTCCAGAGTGCAAATGCGTTGGCCTGGTCTTTGGTAACTGCAAATGTGGTTGAGAACGTTACCCAGTTCTGCTCTTTTGCAAGGATGGCAGTAAAGATATCCTCAACCACCGCAGGCTCGGCACCCTGAGAAATCACCGCGCCGGTTGCCTCGGTAAGCTTGAGCCCGACCGCAAGAGAGCCATCATTCGCAAACGTAATCGAGCTTTCTTCGCCGGAGGTCGCGGATGTGATGATGAATTTCTTCAGTACACTGTCCCAGACCACATCGACGGATGCGCCAATGCCGGTTTCAATCAACGCTGCGGCATTATCGAAACTGGTCGCGCCGCTCAGGTTAATTACCGCCGACGTTTTCAGCGTACCATCAACCGTCAGAACTAGCGTGCCAGTCAGGAGTTTAAGCTGAGCGAGCGTAGTGACCGCATGTGAACCAGAGCGCAGGAATGCAGCTGCTTCACCGGTATTGAACCGACTGAAAAACAACTTGCCTGGAGTCTGCGTTTTATTGGCGTAAGCAGCGAAATACAGCGTTGCTGCGGTGTATTCAATCGACGCGCTGCCGAAGTACGCCTTTACCTCATCCGCACTGGCAAATGAGGGTACTGCACCAACCGGCGCGTATGCGCTGTCGGTCAGAAACAGGCCATTTAAGTCAATAGCTGTCCCTGTCGCCTTCAGAACTCCGGGGAGCATCTGAGCGATTTTTGATAGCGAAATTGCCATTTATTATTTCTCCGGAGGAAATCTCACGTCGACCGGCTGCGATATCACATTTGCGCCTGTCATAAACTGCTGAGGAACGCCGACAACAATCAGCGGGTTTGCATGGAATTCAAGTGTCCAGCGGGATTCCCACTGATTTTCACCGTTAATCATTGAGGTCTGGCGAGGGGGACCAGAGTAAAGCGGGACGAGCACATTCGCGTTTTCTCGGAACCAGGTACAGGCGAATTCTGACCGGGCGACACGGGAGAATATCGTGGCGTTGTTCTGTGCCTGCTCGCCGTAAAAATCAAGCTGGCATTGCCACTCATCCACGCGACGCAAATCCTCTCTTCCGTACTCGCCAATCCCGTCGTACTCATAGGTGACTGAGTTGGTGGAAAGGTCGGTTAGGAACAGCGGCGTCATGGTGATAAAGCCCCCCTTCGGCATCGGTGTCTGGTTCTGCTGACTCTGCCCTATATCGGCATCAGGAAAGAGCGCAGACAGGAAATCACCAGTCGCCTTGAACAGGTCGCTTTCCGTTACCTGCAGCGTTACGTCAATTGCTGACATGCGATAACCCTCGTCCAGTCAGGCCATATCTCTGGCACCGATACAACCAGCCAAACCTCGTCGCCAATAACGAACTTATCGCCGCCCTGTTGCTTGTTGCGGTTGATGCCGCACCAGTTGCCATCTGTCCAGATGCTGACCAGAATTCCCTGAATGTTCAGGTTGTCCATATGCCGAATGTCTGCCTGGCTCAGCGCCTGCTTCTGCACCATCATCGTGACGGGTGGCGCAAAGCCAGGAGTCGTCGAGTAATCAGGGTTTTTAACGGGGCCAGTGGAGCGGTAGATTTGCGCCTCAACCATCGGATTTACACGGCTGATGGCGTGAGAGGCTATGCGATGAAGGTTCACTCTTTCACCTCATAATTGACGCTGGTTATCATCACGCGAGTATCGACCAATGGTTTTGTTGACTTGTTGGGGAGCACCTTTCTGTTTCTGCGTCGAGAGAGGGTGGCTGGCGCAAGTGGTGGATCCATCAGGCTTGCAATAGACTGCTGGATATCCCCCTGTATTTTAGCCCCAACGGCATCAAGAACCGTTCTCGCATCAAGGCCAGACTCCATCCCCCTGGAGATAGCAGATGACCATTCCTCCTTATTCTCCGCAATAGCCGAACGGAAGAACGGACGAGGTGGCTGATTGCGCCCCGTGTCACCAAATTCGTTAGAGGCAGCTACCATTGCGACACTCGTTCCATCAGGATACGTGGCATCAGCAAAAAAACCGGCTTGCACCTCGGTTGCGTTAAGCCTCTCCTCTATCTCTTTCAGATAGCTTTCAAGCCCATCAGCCATAAGCACACCCCGGATAGTAATTAGCCATGCGGTAGACTTTCGTCGCCTGCCAGTAATCCATTCCGTAAGGGCTTTGGGTGTACCAGGCATAACGAAACTCTACTGGCCCGACATCAGCAGAAACAGAAACGCTCCCCTCGGATGCCGAGGATATTCTCCCAACCAGACCAGACCCTCCGTTACCTTTGTTGTCACCAAGCCGCACATATGCCAGATGCGCCATAAGCATGTAGAGCAGTCGCTCACGCCTGGCGGGGTCCATAACAAGTGAGTATTCGGTGTTGTCGAGGTAATCGGTGGCCTGGTCAAACAGGAAGGGTAAAAGCGGTTCGGCTACGTTTGAAAATTCAGGATACATGGCTCGGAACGTTGCAGCATTAAACGCAACGACAGCCATGATTTACTCCTCTTTATCTGGTGCTGTTTTCTGCTTTTGAGGGTCGAGTTGCTCCATGCCAGTTTTCTGCCCTTCTCGCTCCTGGGATGCATCTTTAGCCGATGCCTCATCTGCAACAGCAAATACGATGCCGTTTCGCAGTAGTGGCTGTTCGGCGAAGGTTTTTGCGAATCCTTCCCACAAATCTGCCGGTACGTCTCGGGTGATGCCAAATCCATTAATAAGCATGGAATCATTGGCACCAGTAAGTTTGAGTTTCTGACCTTCATGGCTGATAACAAGCCCCGCGGGGAGCTTGCAGCCGATGATATAAGTTGATGCTTTAGCCATTACGCCCCCAGCATTTGTGCAAATAAGAATGGCTGCGTAATTACTGCGCCATAAGTGGTGCCTGAATATTTCTGCTTGTAGTGAGAAAGCTCGGTAACCAGTGGGTGGGCGCGAAGTTTTTCGCTATACGCCATAAAGCCGACTTCCTGGCCTTGTGCCGTCTCAACAAACATCTGGATCAACTCACCAGCGGCGGTGCTGTACTGTGGCGCGGTCTCGATACGCATGTTCGGGAATGCCTTCTTCAGCATATCCTCCAGAGAGGTTGCGAAGATTTCGTTCGCAGACTTCAGGTTTACGCTGAGCTTGTTGGACATTGCCAGAACAAGATTAGAAGACATGTCTACGCCATCACCAACAATACCATTGGTACGTGCCACCAGGTCTTCGTACAGCGCCAGAATGTCGTTGTACTTATCGACAATCTGCTTATCTTTCCACAGCACACTGCCGCCAACGGTAAGCGGGGTAATTGGAGCGGGGAGTGATGGGTCGTTCAGCAGGCCGTAGTTACGCAGCCCGGCGATTCCGTAGAAATAGAACTTGTTCTGGTCCTGGTCGAGGACATTGACGGCTGCGCGTTGTTTTTTAGCAGCGTACGGCAGCATAGCCAGCCCATAGCGCTCCTGTTCCAGCTCGCCATACTGCACGACGGTCTGGTAACGGTAAACGTCACGATGTTCCCATGATGGCGTAACCTGCACCGCTCCCTGCTCGCTGTAGTCGTCATACGCTACAGTATCGCCCGTCTCTTCGATGCGCTGAATCATGAAGCTGTCCTGCGCCCATGCGCCACGCTTCTCCTCACGCCCCAGGATGGCTGTCGCACGGTTCGGGGTGAACAGCGTTTCAACGATGGTCGGATCGATGAAGGTGGAGACGATTGCCGGGATGCCGCCATTACCAGGAAGTGATGGCTGTGGGTCTGCATCCATTGCCAGTCGGTTAACGGAGGGCTGGAAGTAAATGCCCTGACCGTTGGCTACCTGGATAAAATCTTTAAAAGTTGGTTGTGGCATTATGCTTTGCTCCAGGAAGAAATGATTACCAGATCGCCAACTGCAGCGCCCTGAGAAACGTACCAGTCAGTTTCGACGCTACCAGCGACGGTTGCACCTGCGGCTGCGGTAGAAATGGTCCCATCCGTTACACTGGCGAACACCTTCTGACCAACCGTCGAGACAGTTTTTGACTTCACCCAGAAGTCACCGCCAACCTTCGGAGAGACTTCAACGCCGCCACGAATTAGCATGCTCGCGCTCTGACCATAACCGATGATCGCCTGTGCAAGGTTCTGGATGAATCCGACGGGCTTAGTTGTGGAAGTCGGTGCTACGTTGGTAACGATTTTGGGGTCGGTTGCATCACGAAATACGAATGTTGCGATGCTAACCCCTGCGGAGGTTGCCTTGAATGCGCCAGGGCCGCCAGCAGCAGCGATGATTGGTGAAGATGACGCCGGGTGGCCCACCTGACCGACACCACGATAGATGTCTACACTTTCTTGAAATGCCATTATGCTTTACCCCCGCGAATCATTTTCAGTACATCGGATTTGGTGTCGCCGCTCATATGGTGAGGGGCGGAGTCCTGAGCCATTGCAGGGGACTTGGAAAGTGCGTTAAACACTGAACGCAAGGCACCCTCCGGCAGAGTTGCATGGTCTTCACAGCCCATTTGCTGAAGCGCCGTCCGATAAACCTCTTCTGCAGTGTCGCAGGCCAGTTCACCGACGATAGGGCGAACATCGCGCTCAGCCTGGCGGAGAGCAGTGAATCGGGCTTCAACGCCTTTAATTGCTGCATCCATCGCTAACTTGCTGTCGTTCGCCATTTTCTCTTTCTCTTTCTTTTCGGCCTCTTCGTCTTCGGCCTTTTTATCTTTTTTCCCTTCCGGGTCGTCACCGCTGTCATCAGCACGGCGATCTTCTTTCCGGTCTTTGTTCTCGCGTTTTTCGCGGTCTTTCAACTCGCTTTCTTCGCGTTTCAGGCGCTCTGCCTCAGACTCGTTATCTTTCTCAGCCTGGGTGGCTTCGTCTTTGATAACGGCGTCGACTTTTTTTTCAACGTCTTCCGGCTTTTCATCGTTTGCCAGGTACGGCTTGATGACTGCCATCAGCTTCTCTTTCAGTGTCATTAGGATGCTTCCTGTTGGTTTGGAGTCATAAACAAACACGTCGGGGCCAGCCCGACCACTTGGCACGATAGCCACGTGATTACAAACGATGTCGCGCATAACTCCATCGTATGCCTCTCCCTCGTACACTCCCGGCGTCATGTCTAGTCGCCAGCGATAGGAGGATGAATTTTCTTTCTGCCGCTCAGTCTCAATACCCATGATGGAATCTACATCCCAGATAACCATTGAGTTTTTCAGATAGGTGCCGTCGAACGACGCGCTCTCACCTGTGGAGCCGATGATTGCGTCTTTTGGTGGGTCGATAACACTAACACCGATATGCTGGTTAAGGATCGGCTTGTTATTGAAGGTTGGGACAGCCTTGCGTAGCTCTTCAGGTTCACGCAGCAGCCTGTATGCTTTTTCAGGTATGAGACCCAATGCTTCTGCATCAGGAATCTCTTTGCCGTAGTAAACGCACACGTTGGCTTTGCTTATAGGCGTACTGCTTACATGAAGCATCCCATCGGCGTCATACCTGCGAACGCTGGACTTATCAAAGGCAAACCTCACATCGTTCATGCTCTTACCTTTTAGGGGTACACAAGACCCAGGCAGGGAATTTTGTTTTCGGCGATCGCATCAAAAAGAGCGCAGACATCATCGTAGTCTCTACCTCCATTAGGGAAGTATTCCTGCATAATGGAGACCGCCTTCTCTTTTTCCTGCTGGATGTATACGTCTTCGGCCGTCATTTTTTCTTTATTCATTTATGATTTCCTTCAGGCAATAAAAAAGGCCACCGAAATGACCTTGTGTTGTTTGTTAAATCAGAATGGCAGCACCGGCTTCCACGTACATCCGCATTCCACCTCTTCACCAGGGAGAACGTACTGCCCTTTATCGCCAACAGGGAGTCCAACATCTAAATCGAACTCTTGACCGTGAGCATGAACATGTTTCTTGCGAGGTCTATTGCTACCTCCGCTGTGAATCCAAATCCCTCGCTTTATCCCTGCGGCTTTTTGCCTCTGTCTTGAAAGAGATGCGGTCGCCTTTCTCACCTGGTCTCTGGCTATTCCTTCAGCCCTGCGCCTGGTGATGCCGTGGCGCTTACCAAAGTTAGCCTCAATCTCGTCAGCCAGTGCTTTACGGTCGCCGCCACGCGCAACCGCCCGGTAAACCATCCCCTCAACCTCAGTGAAATATTTCTCAGGGATAGAACGAATCAGCGACACATTCTCAGCAATGATGGCATCAACCTTCTCGGTCATTGCCTGAGTCCATTGCATGTTGATTGTTAGTCCATCAGCACGCGCAGAAGCCAGCAGACCTCGGTCAACAGCATTCGTGGTTTTCTTTACCAGAACATCAGATACTGGCAGAGCTTTATTGATGAAGCGATCAACCCATTTCCGAGCAAGGGAGTCAAGAACCCACTTAATCAACGAGACAGGACTTGCGTCCATTGCAAGGCTGGCATCCTGCGCCAGAGGGTTGTCGCGGATGATTTCGAGCACCTGCCGCCTAACGTCGTCGTTCATCTCGCGTATTTCTGCGAGCAACTCCCGCTGATACCACTTAATGTTTCCGGCGTTATAGTTGACTGCCTTCAGGCTCTTCGTCTTCTTCCGGCTCATAGTCACCATCCAGAGTTTCGAAACCGGCGTTTTCAATGCCCTTCAGTGCTTCACGCGCTTCTTCAGAGCTAACAAGTTGGCTGTCCGCGGCTACTGCAATCGTCTCTACACGCAACTTGGCGATTTCTGCGCTCTCTTTCTCGCTGATTTCATCCAGAGGCTTGAACTCAAAGTAGATGTCATCGTTGATAGCGCCAAACTCAGAGAGCTGAATCAGCTTGAAGATGTTTTCCAGTGGCCGGCGCATTTCACCATCCTGATACCCGGACACCGTTTCGTGCCAGGTAGCCAGTTCTGAGTCACCAGAAGCATTCAAGCCAGCGGGTGCGTTGCCGAGCAGCTTCAGGTTGGTGATGCGTGCAGGCATGCATAGTTGGTCCTGGTAGTTCGACAGCAAACTGGAAAGATCACTGAGAGAAGTCTGCATATGCAGCAAGTCTTCTTCTTTATCGATGGCCCATATACCAAAGTTATCCTGATACTGCGTGAACAACTTAATGCGCTTATCGAACGCCCCAGGCTCCTGTAATCGTGCATCCATATCGGTTTTCAGGGCTCGCATGCGCAGCGTCCGCAGAATCTTGATTACGTTCTTCTTGGCGTCTCGCCAGTCGTTAACGTAATCCTCCATCAGTTGCGTGAGCGACAGGCCGCCGAAGTTGTACGACGGCTTAAGGATGTCAGGTACCGGACGGCTAACGATATCCATAAAGCGGGACTCGTCGACCGTACCCCCCATAACAAACCATGCCTGCGGCTTGTAGAAGCCAGCGCGAAGAGGCCAGCGCGTATTGTAGAGGGCTGGGTATACCCAGGTCGGGTCAACCACGCGCAAGCCTTTAAGGGAGCCCTTTGGAATTTTTCTGGAGTCGAGGAACAGAGGCTTACTCAATTCCTCACCGATGGCCCCCACATCAATGAAGATATGCGCCACGCCAAACATGGAGTCCTGACGCACCGCTTCGTGCATCAGTCGCTTGATATCATATTTCTCAAGAGCCCGCTCCATCTCATCAATGGCCGGGTCGTGATCTCCTTCCTTGCGACTCTTAACCTCAATCCAGTTACGGGTCATCTCGTCAGCGAACACGTTGTGCATGTTCGAGTATTCCACCTGCTGAGACATTGCAGCCAGCGCCGGATAGCCACGAAATCCGGAATATTCGGTACCGGCATACATGGCATTGATCGCCTCGTAAGGCGTCGCATCCATAGCCAGAGTCGCTGTTTTTTTATCTTCAGGGATGACGCCAGGCAATGGCTCGTAGGTTTTAAACTCAGCCATCGGCGCGGCATCGTTCGCTACGGATGCTTTATCCAGATGAATCTGCGTTATCTTTGCTGGCTCCCGGCGAGGTGCCTGTGCGGCTTTACGTCTTGTCATTGAAGTATCTCGTCAGGGATATGGAATGGTTTATGCGCCGGAGCGAACGCCATAATCAATGAGTCGGCCATGTTGGGGGATGGTATCCCGCGCTTCTTCATGTCCTTTTTGCTCTCAACCTTTACGCGTCCGTTGTTGTCGTAGTCCACCCACGGGCGTGACAGTTCTGCCTTAAGGTATTCAAGCTGCTTGATATCGGATGAAAGGCTGATTAGTTGGTCGTCGGAGAAATGCCTCGCAAACTCGGTATCTTTCGGATTGGCTTCAAGGTGCTTAATCACACGCCAGGTGTTATAGAAGCGATCGCGCACTCCCCACCAGGCCTGCGCCTTGATGTTGGAGAACATGTCTTTATTGGTCTTTCCGTCTGCGTACTTAGCGTCGGGCTTAAATACCGACTCGCCGGCATTGAACCCGATGGCAGTGATTTTGCACACGCGCTTAAGGTGGGCTTTTACACCAGCCCCGACGCCGATGGAGTCATATACAATCTCGGTGGCTTTGACTTCTTCGGCATAGTTCTTAACGCGATCTGCAGAGGTAATGACGTCGCCTTTGTGCCATTGCTGGCAATCCATCACAACGGAGCCGTATGCCAGCGTAGTAGCGTTACTGTCCTCGCCCTCATCAGCCACATCGAAACCGACGCGCTTGCGTCCAGATGGCTTGAAGCCGATTTTAAGATGAGCATCTACGGCAGCAGCAATCCACGAAGGTTTTATAATTGCCATGTCGCTATCAGCGACCGGCTCACCCTCCCAAACGTGTAGATAGAGGTCATAGTCCTTTCTCTTGCACTCTTCCATCTCAAGGCGCAGAACGTCAGGAAACCACGGGTTATCGCTGTAGTTTACTGTCAGCAGGCAAATGTCATCGGGAGGAGAAATAACGAAACGCTGATGCGTGTCGTCGAGAATGTTTTTCGGGTTATAGCTCACCCATATTTCAGAGCCTGGCTTACGAATGGTCGGGATGAGAATGTCCCACGATTCTTTCGATACCGCTTCGGCTTCTTCCATCCAGCAGATATCAATGCCTTCAAGCGACTTAATTTTGGTTGGGTTATTTTTGATGCCGTAGAACATAAACTCGCTACCGGTAATCAGGTGGCGAATGCTGGCTCTTTGCACCTCAAACTCAGCCTGATAACCTTCGCGGGCTATCGTGTCGTCAAGAAGGCGGATTACTGAATCGCTGATACTGTTCTGAAGTTCGCGGGCGCAGAGAAAGCGATAGCACCCCCGACGAGATATCTCTACGAGTAACCGTGCAATAGTCCAGCTTTTCCCCGACCCGCGACCACCTTTGCCACTTTGTATCGATGCGGCTTGATGAATGGCCGGAATATGGGGTTAATCGCTGTCATCGTCGAATAGCTCGCTGAGGGATTTGTTCATGGTTAGTTTGGCAGCCAACTCTGTTTTCTTCGGAGCGTCCCAACCTTCCAGATCAGATAGCTGCCTGATAGCTGCTTTTGGATCGTGAAGTCTTATCGATATCCCACGCTTCCCCACCGTTAACTCCTGGATTGCAGATAGAGACACGGGGCTTTGCAGTGCAGAATCCTTAAATTTCCACGTTGCCTGGATAACTGGATTCCCTTCTTCATTCTCGCCAACAACCTGCTCAGAAAACTCTACTAAGTCTGATAGATTGGCCCGCCCAAGAGACGTAAGTCGCTCCAGCGCCTCTTTGCGCGTCATTACGGCGTCGCTTATCGCCGCCTCGCTGATTGCATCCAGAAATGCTTTGACCTTAGGATTACTTAAGATTTCACTTGCAGACGCGTGGGCGCTCTCTTCGGTTTTGGCCTTCCCGCCTGCTGCACGGTAAGCATCAATTTGGTTAAGCCCCCTCACAATGCCTAACGCAAAATTCTGCTGTAATTTTGTCATGGCATCGAAAAGAGCTTTTTGCGTATCTGTTAGCTCCATTTCGAATCCTCAGGCAAACAGCTCTTGTTTGTCTGTGAGCTTTGCCATTATTTTTCATCCAGATATACGGGTTCGATGCTGAAATGAATGGCTTCGGAAAGATTGACTCCTTCAGCGCATCCCTCTAGGGAAGTGTAAAGCAAAAAACCACTTTCAATGGTTGCTTTACAACTAGTGGTTGTCCCTAAAATTTTTTCAGGGAATCCATTTTCGAAAGCAGCTTTGCTTAATACCTTCACATTCCAGTATTTAATCATCTTCATGGGCTATCCCACTTTCTCGATTTTCTATAAATCCCGCTCAACAAAGCGAAGTTATCAACTTGTCAAATTGATATCGCTTATCATGAAGTAAGAGATTTCAGACCGATTAATGTATGTGGCGTTTTGCATATCCTGGGTTCGAGATATGACCAACCAAAAGCTATCAACATCACCACCCCTCAGAACGTAACCCTCTAGCAAGTCTCCAGAGCGAAGGCAAACAATAACCGCATAAATTTCTACACTTTGATTTGCTGCGCCATCGGATACACATTTTGTTTCCATATCAGAACTTCCTGCTGGTTGGATTTGTTATGTAGGGTTAAACCCCCGTAAATTTGAACGCATCAGAAATCACCATCGATACATAATTCTGTAAATGGTAATTTTCAGCACCCCTTACAGAATTTCATAAACCACATGAATTCTTCTTCCACGGCTTCATTGGGCCGCTATGAGCGTCTTAGCGCACTCCGTGGATGCGAGAAGAGGCGGAATTTATCGTTATTGATTATCCCCACACACTCGCGTTAAGGAGGGTCCCTTTCGGGCTACGGTCATGGTTAATGTGGGGATGCTGCGACGATACGGCGCGTGGTAAAGCATTATCGAAGCCACTCTGTGAATGGCTCCTGTAATGCCAATAAAAAAGGCCGCCGAAGCGACCTGTTTCCAGATATCATTATTCAGGGATGGCAGGGAGCGACATAACCTCTTCATCCTGGCTGCCGTGTTTTAACGTGCGCTTTGAGCTCCAGAGCTTACCGTCATACGCCACCCACCCTAACTTTTTCCACTCGCTGACTTTACTGGCATGTACGCCCATCGCTGCAGCAAATTTCCCGTTATTCCCGTCATAGTGCAGCCGAATATAACGGTCTAGCTCCATCGGCTTCGAACTGAAGAGGATAACGTCGCTTTCTTCCTGATTTAATTTTTTCAACTCTGCCATTGTAACGACAATGCGCTCATCGAGAACTAGTGTTGCGATGGCATCTACAGTGCCTCGACTCACACCAGCCTTCATATTCATTACGGCATGTTCGGATGCGCGATAAGTATTCCCATGCATATCGTCATCATCATCTGCGACAAAATCAGAGAGGACACCGAAGGCGATGCGAACCGGGCTCAGGATGATGCCATGCGGAGCCAACTCTTTAGCGACCGCGTCCTCATCATCTACAGAGTCAGAAGCCTCACAATCTGGCAGCAGGTCTTTAACCTTATCCCCGTAGACCGCACGCAAGATGTCTTTCGCGCTACGCCCTTGCAGCATGTTGAGGGCAATAGCGGCTTTCTGCTTGTCTGTCGGCTTGCGGTAGCCGGACATGCCTTTGATAGTGGCGATTATATCGTTAACTTTTTCGTTACAATTTTTGACCGCGAAATTTATCATTTCTGGCTCAAGACACCAGTTTTTTATGAAGAGAAAGTCAGCATTTTCACCAAAATTCTCTGCATGGTAGCTGTAGGCTTCAACAGCGAATTCATGATGCATTTTTACCCTCACGCGTATGTATTATGTTTGCGATGAGGTAATAATTACCGATAATCGGTAATTCGTCAAGTTTATTTAACGATTATCGGTAAATTTAGTGAGTTATTCGCAGTTGGTTGTTGATTGATTACTTCTTAACGCTGTCCGGCATTACCGCACCGACAACGCCCGCCAGCGCTACGCCGCCAGCAATGACTGTCTCCTGAATGCCCGGAGGCATCTGATAACCAAACACGCCAGCAACAACAAGAATGATGCCACGCCAAGTTGACGGCTCTTTCAGTCGATTAATGAGATAGTTCATAAATTACCTTCGCGTTCACGATAAAAAGACTTTTCTTTCAGCCTTGCGGCGATTGGTGAGACCCGGCATCTCTTTTCCGCCTGCTTTATTCCAGCGCAGGAACTCATCAGCTGCGCCTTTGATGTCGCCAGCATTGAGTTTTTTCAGCAGGGTAGATGTTGATAGCGCACGAGAGCCGACGTTGTAGGCGAACGATACCAGGGCATCAAACTGATTCTGAGTCAGCTTCACCTTCACTAATTTCAGCACGTCGTTTTCGTAGCTAACCAGCCCCGTCTTCAGCAGGCGATCAGCAGTAGACTGGTCAATGGTCATTCCAGGCTTGACAGGCTTGCCGTCAACAGGGAAAGTCCAGCCATAGCCAATAGTCCACGGAGCACCGCCAGTACCAGGGTCGGGATACGCGGTTAACCTGCATCCCTCAAAGTTTTTAATCAGGGCAATGCCGTTCTGGCTAATTTGCATCATCGACTCCCGCCTTTCTGGCTGCAAATTTCTTAATCAGACTGCCGATCGAGTCGGTTCCGATGTAGCCAATGAACACGCTGGCGACGTAGGAGAGATTGCTGCTCAGACCGGAAAAGTCGAGAAGGTCACGAACGAACCAGGCAATCATTGCGCACATTGCCGCATCGATTAATGTTTTAGCCATAGCGCCACCGTTATAACGCCCACGAAGGTAGGCCATAATAAAGGCCAGCATTGCGCCTATGCCCTGCTCCTTTGCTGCCAGCAGAGCGGCGATGAAATCTTGTTTATATGGCATTTTCATAATCCTCACCTCCGCGGTTACGGATGGCGCTGTGTTTGAAAGGGGTCAGGCTTCACGGGCTGGATTAACAACAACGCACGTCGATGATGATTCCCGTGAGCCTGAAAATAAAAAAGTCAGCATAATGGCTGACAATGAGGGTAAGGCGTTGGCTCTATGGCCTAGATTCCCAGCTGGCGGGATTCGATAATCTAGTCAGGACTCTCGCGTATGAGCTTCAACGTGTAGTGCGGCACGTATTCACTCAAGAGCCCTGAACAGATTGCAGAAACGAAAAAGCCCCACGGGGTTAACCGCAGGGCTTCTTTCAAATCCACCTTAACATCAGACGGATTTCTAGTGTTAGAACGATGATATTCTAGTTTTCGTCATTATGCAAGGTGCAATCGTTACCGGAACTAAACTTTGCTGGTAACTTTCGATAAAACCACATCAGCTGCAGACTCCTCTTTCTCGATTTCAGTGATGAGAGATTCGTAGAATGGCTTGATAGCCTTATCCCAAACACCCGGTGAAATTGCGTCAGTGAACTGGCATATCGCACGAAAGCATGATGCTGCAGGAATGCGCTCATAACCTCGTCCTGAGCACTGCTTGCAGGACGAATAAACCGGAGCACCCTGTAGGTCTGTTTTCTTCCTGTCCAGCGCAACACCTCTCCCCCTGCACTTAACGCAAGATGTCGATATGACGCCTGCGCCGTTGCATTTCGCACAGAGAGATTCCGTCATTTCTACCGCCGTTGTTGCTGGAGTTTTCTCTCCGCAGCCTGGATGCTTAACCACAACCTCCTTTTTGCGTAGTACGCCGCGCCCCTTACAGCATGGACACGTGACGCTACTCGCCGCTGAGCGGCAATAATCCTGATATGCAAAGGTTGCGAGTGTTTGCACCACTTTCCCTTTAACATTGGTTTCAAGTTTGCGTAAGGCTGCCACCTTGTCGCAATGCTTCATCCCATACTGTACCAGTAACTGAATAGCCTTCCGTTTGTCGTTATCGCTCAGGTTCATCTTGCCGCTGAAAGCACTGAACCCGAGCGGGGCGCGACTTTGCACCATACCGAACGCCGCCATAACATCCGTGCCGCTCAATGCTTCGGTGGCGGTGGCGCGTGGAGAATCTGAGAGTTGAGGTGATTTTGGGGAGTGGAATTTAACAGTACTTTCAAGCCTCATTTGACCAACCTCCAGAGCATTACGGGCCAAAATAACCCCGCCGTCAGCGCCACTTTAATCAGGTGAGTATTGATTCCTAGCTCCATCTGCCTTGTGTGAGACCACTCAGCCATCATCCCTGCCATAAACGAATAAAATACGAGAAATGCAGTCAGCATTCTGGCCCCCTGTATATCCGGTAAAACTGACGAAGAAGGATGTAGTTGTCTGGAAATGTTCTGCCGCGAGGAAATAGCTGGAGGCGAGTCCACCTGACGCGCAGTGCTTCGATGATTTCCTGCTTCATGCTGCCTCACCCATATGAACCACAATTCCCTCCTGATACCATTCAGGCAGTGTGAACTCGATACGCCCTACCTCACCTCCCGCTCTAAGCTCACGTAATCGCTTCAGTTCGCTTTTCATGTGCTGGTATAACTCATCCATCTGCCATGGTTTTAACCGCACAGGAACGCATGCCAGACGCGCCACTCGCTCTATCGTCATCTCCCCGTAGGCAATCTCCGCATGTGCGGTGAATTCGTAGGGGTCCTCCTCAAGCTTGCGATGACAACCTATGCAATGAGCGAATGCGTTATAGGGATGGTAGCGGGTTGATTTATGTCGGCGTGATTTGAAGTGTGAGCAGTGCAATTTGGCGTGCTCGTGGTGAAATGTTCGACCGCAATAATCACACTCCCAGTTTGTTCGCTCCCTGACTAGCTGGGAGAAAACGTCATCAAATTTATCGCGCTTTAACGCCATGTTTAGTCCTCGCTTTAACGCGCAACCAGCGTTTCGCCAGTAGCGGATATGTTGGGTCGTAGCTCTTTACTTCGGATGCCGTGGGGATCGGCTTAGGTTTGTTTCTGCTTCGTTTGGTGGGAGTGAATATGAGGCTGTCTAAAACTATTTGGGTTGGACTTCGTCGGCTCATGGCGTCACCCTGATTACTAGTTTGACGTAACTCTGCCCGTTGAGCGTTCTCTCCTGCTCAGGGAAGCACCCCATCTTTTTGTCTCGCCATTGATGGGCTATAACCCGGTACAGGTAATGCATCTTTCCGTGTTGGCAAATCATTGTGAATTTATGCCCGTTACGAACCAGACTAAACTTGGCTCCCGGCGGGATATCTCTTACTCGCAAGCTCACTCGCTTTGCCTCCGCTGTAATTCCCGGTACTCACAACCATCTGGAATTGTCAGTCGCAATCCCTTCTGATGCGCCCACTGGTCAATGTCGGTTAGGTATTTGTGCATCTCGCCGATATCCAGTCTCCGGGTTGATTTAACGTACCTGGTCATTCCTGAAATGGTTACCGGCTTGGCTGGGCAATACATATCCTTGAGCCACTCGTGAACCTCCTCATCGGAAAAGCGATCAGCACCGACAGCAGTAAGTTGCTCTGCTATTTCGGTGTTCCATTTCCAGAGGAGGCTGTTTTGTGGGAGCGAACGACGCTCGCGATACTCAGAGATTTTTATGCGCCAGCGTTTGCCGGTAGAGAGGATTTCTTTAAGAAGCGACCAGAGTTGAGCTTTATTCGTTTCGTGCAGGATGAACTCTTGCACTCATTACCTCCTGCGCGGCTTTGCGTTCTGCGGGGGATTTAGGCATCAGTCTTCATCCTCGTCTTCGTCGAAATCCGTCCACTCTTCATCATCAGCAATACCAGGACATAGCAACGGGTTTGTGGCTGCCAGCATTTCGCCAGCTGCGCCACGTCGTTGCGCGCGACGAAGGACCTCGTAGAGCTCGAACATTTCGGTTCGCTCATCACCAATATCAAGCTCACAGGCCAGCGTGTGGCATTCAGTAGCGAGTGCCGATATCTTCTGAAGTAATTCGACCTTATTCACCTTTAACCTCCTGCGGGGCGGCTGGCAGCGTATAGAATCCCTGCCCACTGCATTCCTCATACATCTGCCTGGCGGTAGCCAGGGCGCTATCTTTCTGCGCATCGTTAAGCAGATAGAAATCGTGACGGTAGCGCATAGCTATGCTGTTCAGATGGGCCTGGCTTGGCACCCTCGGAACCATCACGTAACCGGGAGGTGCAACGTAGCGAACCTCGACAGTGCGATCTGGACCGGATGCCGGGTCAATGCCAATTACCGGAGAGTTGCCAGCCAGTCCACGCAAAACAGCCTTAACAGCCTCAACTCGGTCATCGTCTTCACTTTCTGCTGTGCTGATGCGGTCAAGCATGATGATGGCGTTATCGATATCAGGGATGCCAGTCCATGCCTGTTTGGTATCCTCATTGGTGAGGGTGCCAACCTGAAGCATGGCGGCGCGGCTGGCGGAAATAACTTTCAGCAAGTAGTCATTGTTCGATATCACCGCCTGACGCAGAGATTCAGTGGCTGGTTCACCAGCAACCAGCGCGCACGCAACAAATGCAGCATTCTGAATAGCTAATTTGTTCAGATTATCCCAGCCACAGGGGAATGGGCATTGCACTACCGGCGCTGGCTGCGCTGGTGATGCCTCACGATAAACAGGAATATACCCAGGCCCAACGTCCTCACTACCAGCCTCGCCATCAACTACACCGCGAGCTAAATACGCATCATTGAGCCACGCTATTGGCTCACGTTCTGTTTCAGGCGCTGGCTGCGCGTGGCGATAGAGCACTATCTGACGACGCGGGTCAGCAAACTTGTTTGCTTCGCGGTCGATGCCAAACAGGTAACCGATTCCGGCGACATTTGCATCGCGCAGTTCTTCATCGTCAGTCCACGCCACCGGCTCGCTGTCCCTCTCGGCCTTGCGGCGTTCCTGCAGCTCACGCAGCGCCGCAGCAACATCCTGTAAGTCTTGCGACATATCTAAAGTGAATACGCCTACTTTTTCCAAAATCTGCTCAATGCGCAGGTCTGTTAACTGGTTCTGGTTCTGGTTCTGGTTATTGGTCATTGGTTGGCTCCTTCGGTAACAGGCATAAACGACAAGTCAGCAAAGAACTCACCAAACCCAAAGCAGACTGAATAGGCCAGGCGACCGTGAGGCTTGTAGCCAGGATTGGTGATATCGGTAGTCGCATATGTCGCGGTGATTTCTGCCACGACTTCTTCAGGTTTTGATGGAGACTCGACCCACGGAATACAAATAAGATCAAAGTCACGCGCCATCGTTCCGTGAATAGCCATTGCGTAACCGTGTTTACGGGCTATCTCCGCCAGTGCCGGATAAAGTGCGCAGTACACAGGGGCAAAGTTTGCAGGTTTCATCACTCCCCCTCCCACTTGATGCCAGCGTCGGTTAGCGCGGCAATTACATCATCCCGGTCGAGCATGTCGCCGTTTGGGTCTGGGGCGTTGTAACCCAGCTCGCAGGCGTAACGCTCCGGCAACTTCACGGTGACGGTGCGGGACTCCAGAATTTCCAGCTCAAGCTTGAGGTGGGCATTCTCAGCTAGTGCCGCTTCCCTAAATTCGATAGCGGTTTTGCTATAGGTCTCAAGCTCTCCAATCCGCTGCTGCGCCTTCTCCAGCGCATCTACCAGCGATAACGCGAGTTTTCGCAGATGGTCTTTGCTGCCAACTGCCGGATTTGAAAGCTCAGCACGCAGCTGCGCCAGTTCGGTGATATCAGTCATGGCTGGCCTCCTCGAATAACACTTCACCATCAATGCCGCCCAGGACATAAACGATCGAACCGTCATCCCGGTAT